ACAAGACAAGTAGTAGACGTAACTCGTCCTAATTTGACTTTTGAACAAATGACCCTAGATGCTTATAACTCAAGAACATATCTTGCAGGTAAGCATAATTGGGAGCCAATTACATTGACACTACGTGAAGATGCAAACAACAACGTACAAAAAATTGTTGGTCAGCAACTTCAAAGACAGTTTGACTTTTTTGAACAGTCTAGTGCAGTATCAGGTGGTTCTTATAAGTTTATTACTAAAATAGAAATACTAGACGGCGGCAACGGCGCAAATGGTTCTAACATTATTGATAGATTCCAACTAGTAGGTTGTTACTTAGAATCAGCAAACTACAACACACTAGCATATGCAACAAGTGACGCAGTTACAGTTTCTTTAAGTATACGCTATGATAATGCTATCCAATTTGGTAGTGAAGAACAGTTTAGCGGAGTTGGCGAAGCTATTACACGAGCTGCTCAAGACTCTGTCAGCGGCACACAAGCTACTGGCTAATAGTACTAAACAGGTATTCTTGTTTAATTAAGAAAGTAGGGATCTTTACAGGTTCCTACTTTTTTATTATGTACGCACAAATTTTTTAAGATAAATATACTTATGAGTTGGTGGAATAGTTTTATAATACCTAGAGATGTTAACACGCATTTGCGTGACGCTCGGCATGCACATAATCTTTTTACACAATATGGTCATATATTTTCACCAAAGGTAAAATTTTTATATCATGTTGTTTTTGAACCTGCGTTAGATAATCAAAAACCCAATACTAGACAATTTAATAAGCAAATAGGTGTGCTTGTAAAAAGTGCCGACTTGCCTGGATTTAGAGCAAGTATTGAGAATAAACAACAATATAATCGAAAAAAGAATCTGCAAACAAGAATAGATTATGAAGATTTAAGAATTGTTCTGCATGATGATAATCTAGGTGCTACAAGATCGATGCTTGAAGAATACTACAGATTTTATTTTCAAGACGGTAATCATAAATTAAACAATTCACGAGGAACTCCAGACGGGAGTTTCGGAGCACGAGACAAGTACAATAGCTCAACGCCGAACTACGGTATGAATAGCTATCGTAACGGACCATTTTTTGCTAATATTAGAATATATCAATTGAGTTTACAAAATTGGTTTAGTTATACACTTATTAACCCTTTATTAAGCGGATGGGACCATGGCGGCGTTGACAGTAGCGATGGCGCTACGCCTAATGAAAATTCAATTACAGTAGCACATGAAGGTGTGTTATACGATAATGGAATTATTGGAGAAGACGGAGAACCTAAACACTTCACCGATCCTGAAACTGGATATGATAATACACTAAGTCCATTATCTAGTGAAGTAAATGACAAATCAAAAGATTATGTGTTACCATCGTTATTTGATCTTGTAGAAGATATTTTTGATATTAGTTTGCCATTTGGATCTAATAATCCAGGATCTACTCTCGCTGGAAATATAGCAACATCAGTATTTAGATCAGCAGCAAGAGTTCCAGCAACTTCTAATTCAATTCTGGGATACTCTATTCCTGTTAATGATATTAATATAAATAGAAAAGCCGACATTGTACTCAAAAGTCCTAAGTATAGCGGTGATCCTGAAACTATATATAATCAATTGTTAGATGATCCGATAGCATATAATACTTTTTTAGCAAGAGCAATCAATAACAAATATATAGAAGGCGTAACGTGGAATGATTATTTGCTATTAAGTCCTGAAGCAAAATCTAGGATCCTTACTGATATAAGGAATCGTGTATTAGCAGGAGATTATAAGCTATTTACTTTCATGGTACAGTCATTGGAAGGAAGATTATGAAATCAGATTATCAAGAAAAATTAACAATTGACGATACACAAAAAATATTCAATAACTATTTTAAAAATGATATTGGCTATAATGCAAGTGAAGTAAATGCTGTAATAGGTTATTTTCTAAAAAGAGGGTTTGATACAATAGCAGCAACAAACACAGCAGCAATTTTTTTACAACAAGCGCGAATAGATAAAATACCTGTATTTAAATTAATAGATACATTAAAAGGTTTAAACGATATAGAAATAGATAATGTTATATCACAAATATTAAATCTATACAGATCAAAAACTTCTTCTATAGGATTTAAAAAAAATACAATTTTGTCACTAGTTGAACAAAGAAATATTATTATATAAAGGCAATATCATGTCTAGATTTGCTCAAGGTAAATTCAATCTAAAAAATGTAGAGAAATATATAGGTAACAAAACACCTACTTACCGCTCTGGTTGGGAATTTACTTTTATGAAATTCTGTGACGAACATCCTAGTGTTGCAAAATGGGCAAGTGAAGCAATAAAAATACCATACCGCAATCCGTTAAGTGGTAAACAAACAATCTATGTGCCTGATTTCTTTATAGTTTATAGCGACCGTAAAGGCAAGCAAAGAGTTGAACTTATAGAAGTAAAGCCAAAAAATCAAACGGTAAAAGAAAAAGTAGGACGTAGTAAACACAATCAAGCCCATTGGATAGTTAATCAAGCCAAATGGGAAGCAGCTAGAGCCTACTGTAAACAAAATGGAATATATTTCCGTATTGTTACTGAAGATGATATTTTTCATACTGGAAAAAGAAGATAAATAATAGTAGCATATAATGGAATGGACCCATGACTAAAAAATTAGAAGACCTATTAAACTTACCTGATTCTAAAGAAATTATAGAACAAGCAGAAGCACAGGAAGTTGAACAGTCTAAACACGATATAGAACGTGAAGAAACATTTCGTGATATTGCTGAATTTGACAAGATTACTGCTGCGTTACCTAGTGTTAAAGGGCTAGGCGATGCAGCTGATAAAGAGCTTAACGAAGTAGCTAACAAAGCAATGCAGGCATACGAAGATCTAATGGATCTAGGTATGAATGTTGAAAGTCGTTATAGTGGAAGAGTGTTTGAAGTTGCTGGCGGAATGTTAAAAACGTCTTTAGATGCAAAAACAGCAAAGTTAGACAAAAAATTAAAAATGATTGAGCTACAGCTAAAGAAAGAAAAAATGGACAAAGATGGAAATGCCTCTGTTGGTGATATAGTAAACGGCGAAGGATACGTTGTAACAGATAGAAACAGTCTATTAGAAAAGCTCAAAGGCATGGATAAAGATAAATAATATATAAACTAAGGATCATTGCGCAATGAGATCATTTACAGAAATACTTACAGAGTCTAAAAAGACTTATGAATTTAAAATAGGCATAGCTGGAGAATGTCCAGAAGACTGCGTAGAAAAAATGGAAACTGCTCTAAAAAAATATGCAGTAGCTAATATTACAACCGGTAAGAAGACGCCTATACAAGAACGTCCATTAGACTTTCCACAATTACAAAATATGGAAGTTACTTACTTTGAAGCAGAAGTAACCTATCCAACTACTCCGCAAGTGCTGCAAGAATATTTAGGACAATGCTGCGGCATTGATCAAGCATATATTATTGTGCGTAATATGGGTGATCCGAGAGAAGAGTATCAAGAAACTAAAGATGATGCTCCATACGAATCAATGCTAGACAAAGAAGACATGGGCGGCGAAAGTGCTCAAGATTCAGTAGCAGGTAGTCGTGTAATGGACTTATTAAAAGAATTAGAAACTGCTCGTAAAGAACGCGACCACGATGCAGCAGAAGGAGCACCAGTAGGCGAATCAGCTGACATTGGCGATACTGAAAATACTAAAGCGGTCGTGGGAGGTTAACACTATGAATATGAAAAATTTAATTCAGCAAATGACTGATATTGAGAATTCAAAAAAAGAACAAATTAACGAAGCAGCATCAATTACTATTAGTGCAGAAACAGGCGCAGAAATATCAGATATGATTGCTTCTATGCAGGGTAATGCTGGCATGCAGTCTAAGCCAGCTTTGTTGCCACCAAGTTTAGGCATGCGCAGCGATATGGAAAAGTTTCGTACTGCAATGGACGATGATCCAAAAATTCCTGGTAAAGATGACGTCGATGGCGACAAAGATTTACAAGCAGGACTAATTGGTGCACTAGCAGGCGGAGCATTAGGCTCAGCAGCAGGCGCCGCAACAGGCGCAACAGGAGCTATAGCAGCAAAAGGTGCAGCCGCAGGGGCCAAAGTAGGGTCAGGTATTGCTGGAGCAATGGGCAAAGGTATGTTAGGAAAAGCAGCTGGTGGAGCAATGGGTTCTAAAGTAGGCTCAGCTGTAGGTAGTGCATTACCAGGAGCAGCAGGCGCAGCTATTGGTGACAAAATGACTGGCGACACAGACGAAAGTTATGCTAACGAGCCTGATGCACAGTACGGTGACACGAGCGATGCTATTCCAGATGGCAATGATTTAAATCGCAAGAAGAAAGCATACGCTGCTACACAAGATGGCGATAACCCAATGGCTGTTGAAAACATCAAAGCAACACTAATGGCAGCACTTGCTGAAAAGAAGATGCCTATGGGCGCAGGACCAGATGGTAAAAAAGGCACTGATGACGATAAGCCTGCTTTCTTAAATCAAAAGACTGGTGACAAGAAAAGCAAAGGCGGAAGCAAGCCTAAAAAAGGTGTAGTACCTCCACAGTTTAAGAAAAAAGGCAGTTAATAAGGAAAGATAAATGGTAGCAGTAACAAGAGTAAACGGATTATTATGTACAGCTGGCACTATACACTCTGAAAGTGTTAAAGCATATTTAATTACAGTACAAGTTGCTGGTAATACAGATGTTGATTTAAGAGCAGAAGATGATGCAGTTGATGAAGCAGTAGAGCTAATTGTAAAAGAAGTTAATCCTCTGATGTTTTCTGTTAAAGATGATGCCTCAGGTGAAATTCATATTATTATGGACGTGAACAGTTCAGCGGCAGACATACAACAACGTATTAGGAATCTAGGTACAACAGTAGGACCTAATAATGTTGATGTAACAGGCACAGATGTTGTAGAAGCAACTGGCTTAACCATTACTGGTTAATTAAGAATCCCCCAGCAAACTCAATAGGCTCTTAGGAGCCTATTTTTTTCAATAAATATCAATATGTCAAACTACTTTTTTAGCGAAAGCGATCTTACTCCGTTATATAATGCAGTTCCATCATTTATAGAAGAGACTGTCTCGTTGTGCCATGTATGCTACAATCATTTGCCTGCATTAAAATATGAAAAAGATGGAAAATTATATCTTGTAAAATACTGCAAAGATCACGGTATACATCATTATGTTATTGAAAATGATATAGACTTCTATCAAAGTTTAAATTGTGAATACAACAAGCCTTGGGACTTTAACGGCGGTGTTATGATCGAAGGAAGTGATAGATGCAATTTAGATTGTCCGCATTGCTATCATATTCCAAATAATAAAATACAAGATCCTGCACAAGAACTTTTAATGTCTCAAGTTGCAGATATTGAATCTAAAATGAGATGGCCGGGAGATCCCTTTTGGGTTGTGCTTTTAGCAGGTGCAGAACCTACTCTAAGAAAAGACTTTCCGTACCTATTAGAGAGAATAAAAACAGACTATAATAATACTATACAATGCTATGTAATGTCAAACGGAATAAAATTTGAAGATGTAAATTTTGTAAAATCGTCAAAATCTGCAGGATTAGATAGTGTGTGCTTTGGTTTAAATCATCCTACATATAATAACAATATGATAATTAGAAACAAACAAGAACGTGCAGTTTATAATATTTTAGAAAAAGACTTAGGACTAAATTATCTTAGTTATACTATGAATAATTTTAACGAATTAAATGATATTATGCAAGAAATTTTATATAAAGGATGGACACCAACACATTTTAGAATTCGTTACGGAAGTGATATTGGAAGAAATACTGGACAAGAACGATTGTTTTTAAGTGATGTCTTTAAAAGTGTACAAAGATGGTGTCAAGATAATAATAAAAGTTTTGAAATTATTGAACCGGCTGATAACAACATATATCACATAATGGTTAAAGTAGAAGACAAATATATAAGATTAATACAGTGGTGTGACGAATACGATATTGATATGGAAAGTTTGAAATCAGGACCTTGGAGTGATTTTACGCCAGGCTCTATAACTAATTTTTTAAATCAAATTATTAGAAGAAATGCGTGGAAAAACAAAGGATTAACTCTTTTAGATAGCCCCCCAGAAAGATATCACATGAGACAAATACCAATAACTGATAAACTAGATTTAAAAAAGCTAATATAATTTAACTTATTCAAATAGAGTCTACAGACTCTATTTCTTTGAATAAATATTACTATGGCAGCATCACTAGACGGCGTCTTAATTAAGAAAGCCAATAAACAAGAAACTTATACAAACGAGCAAGTTGAAGAACTGCTGAAGTGCATGGATCCTGACGAAGGGTACTTACACTTTGCAAGAGCATTTGCATTTATTCAGCATCCCGTAAAAGGTAAGTTGTTGTTTGATCCTTATGAGTACCAATTACGTTTGATGCACAGCTACCATAGCTATCGTTTTAATATTAATATGATGCCTAGACAAACAGGTAAAACTACGTGTGCTAGTATATACCTTGCTTGGTATGCTATGTTTAATCCAGACCAAACTATTCTTGTTGCTGCACACAAATACACAGGTGCGCAGGAGATTATGTCACGCATACGTTTTGTGTACGAAACTTGCCCTGATCATATTAGAGCAGGTGTTACAAGTTACAACAAACAATCAATTGAATTTGAGAACGGCTCACGCATTGTAGCGCAAACTACAACAGGTAACACAGGACGTGGTATGAGTATCTCGTTACTATATTGTGACGAGTTTGCATTTGTGCAGCCTAACATTGCGGAAGAGTTTTGGACTTCAATATCACCTACACTAGCAACTGGTGGCCGTGCTATTATTACAAGCACACCAAACTCAGATGAAGATACATTTGCTACTATTTGGAAACAAGCAGAACAAAAGTTTGATTCCCACGGCAATGAGCAAGAACTAGGTATAAATGGATTTCATAGTTTTGTTGCTGAATGGCACGAACATCCTGATAGAGATGACAAATGGAAAGAAGAAGAAATTGGTCGTATTGGCGAAGAGAAGTTTAGACGTGAATACGGTTGTGAATTCTTAGTATTTGACGAAACACTGATTAATTCAATTAAACTTGCTGTAATGGAGGGTGCAAACCCTATTTTAAATATGGGTCAAACTCGTTGGTATAAAAAGCCAACTAGTCAATATACATATGCTATTGCACTAGATCCTAGTATGGGTACAGGCGGAGACTATGCCGCGATTCAAGTTTTTGAATTACCTAGCTACGAACAAGTTGCTGAATGGCAACATAACCAAACTGCTATTCCAGGACAAATAAGAGTACTTGCAGACATATGTAAATACGTTGAGCAAGAAACAGGAAACACAAATGGCATATATTGGAGTGTTGAAAACAACGGCATTGGAGAAGCTGCACTAATTGTAATTAATGACTTTGGAGAAGAAAACATTCCGGGACTGTTTGTAAGCGAACCTATGCGTAAAGGACATGTAAGAAAGTTCCGCAAAGGATTTAATACTACACACGGTACTAAAATTACAGCATGTAGTAGATTAAAAACAATGGTTGAAAATGACAAAATGACAATACATAGTAAGCCATTGATATCAGAACTCAAAGGATTTGTTGCCACAGGATCAAGTTTTCAAGCAAAGTCTGGAATGACTGATGATTTAGTTAGTGCTTCATTACTTGCATTACGAATGATGTCAGTACTCAAAGACTGGGATCCAAGAGTGTATAATACATTTACACAGGCAGAAGACTTAGAAGATTATGAAGCACCTATGCCAATTTTTATAAGTACAAACTATTAATACGTTGATAAATACAATATGCAGAAATTTGATAAAATAAGCGAAGATCTTTTCAACAAATTACGTGGTAAATTCCAAACCATTACTATCGGCGACAAAGACGGAAATGTAACTAACGACCCAAGTGTTGCAAGATTTTTTGACTTTTCTTATAATACCGGCAGCAATGACATCGGCAAAGTTAGTGTGAGTATATCCGAAGAAGAAGGACTAACGGTAATTTATTCAAAAGATATAGTTCAATTTGAAGATGATATCTCTAAAAGAGATTGGTTTGATTTTTTAAAGGAACTTAGAGTTTTTAGTAAAAAAAGATTATTAGATTTTAGTATTAGAGATATTAATAAATCAAATTTAAACAAAAAAGATTATAAATTTTTAGCAAATCGATCTGGGGACGATACAATGACAGAATCAAAACTTTATGGCACAAGCCGTATTAGCTATCAAAAAGTAGGCGAAGCACGTATTGTGATTAAACATACAGAAAGTATTAATCAAGAAAGTGCAACAGGACGCACACAAAAGCTTGGCAAAATCTACATAGAAAGTGCAGACGGAGAAAGATTCCGTTATCCATTCAAACATCTTAGTGGTGCTAGAGCAATGGCTCGTCACGTTAGCGAAGGCGGCAACGCATATGATGATTTTGGTAAGCACATTGTAGGCCTATCAGAAGAGATGTCAAAACTACGCAAGTTTAAAAACTACATGGGACGTAGTGCTGTAATGGCAGAAAGCCTAGCAGGATATACAGACATTGTTAAAGAGCGTATTGCTACAGTTAAGAAAACAATCGAATCACTGCAAAAACCAGCATACTATGCAGAAACATTTGAAGCATTTGAAACCCCAGTAATGGAAGATGTTCCTAGTGATGTTGCTGAAAATTGGATTGACCAATTGACTATCAAACAGTTTAACGAAGAACTATCAGATGTATTTCCGTACATTTATAACTTAGTAAGTGAAGCTACTAAAGCAACAGATTTAGGTCCAGAAGAATTGGTTGACGAAGCAAGCAAAGGCATTGAAGCAATGAAAAAAGCAGGCAATGCAAAAGCAGATGCAGAGGCAAAGGAACGGGCAAAAAAAGACAAGTCGGTAGAAGAGTCAGGTTTACAATATCACACTGGTGTTAAGAAGCACGGTAAAGAGTATATGAAAAAGGCTGCACAAGCAGGTCGCAATGGCGCAAGTCAAGAAGAACTAGGCGCATTAAAAGACAAATATAGCAAAGCAGAAAAAAATAAAAAAACAAAAGAAGAAATTGAACTAGAGCAAGGCTTTGAAGAAATGATGGGCCAGTTTGGTGAAGAACGTACAGACGAATTTCTTCCAGCATTAGCTATTCCTGCATTAATAACTGCGGCAAGAATAGCAGCACCAAAACTTATACAGATAGGCGCAAAGATACTTACTAAAGGAGCGCGAGGCGCAGGTGCAGTTGCTAAAGGCGCAGGCAAAGTAGCAATTAAAAATCCAGGAACTACAGCAGCAGTAGGCGGTGGCGCATATGTTGGCAAAAAAGCAGGCGATGCTATTGACGCAGTAGGCGACATGGCAGGCGACCTTGCAACTTCAGCAGAAGAAATCCTTGCAAAAGCTGAAGGCGGAATTGAAGCTATTCAAGGCGAGATTTCAGCATTTTTAGGCGGCGATGCAGTTAAGCAAGTTGCAGCAATGGCAGCAAAATACGCATTACCTGCACTAGCAGTAGTTGCATTATTATATGGTGGCAAAAAAGTAATTGATATGCTCAGAAGTAAAGACGATGACGAAATGCAAACTGCCTCTATAGAAGAAGTAGCAGGACCAGATAAGTGCTGGCCTGGACATAGAAAAGTCGGTACACAAGCAGGCACTGGTAAAAACAAAGGCAAACGTGTAAACAAATGTAAGAAGATTGAGTCAGAAGAAGAAGTACAAGAAGCATATATTGACACAAGTAAAGATGCTATAGAAGTATTAGGCGCACTACGTGGCAAAGGAAAAGCAATTGAACGTGGACAAGATGACGATCAAGGCAACTTAGCAAATCAGTACGTAAGTGATGTATGGGATGTGTATTCATTTATTGAAGCAAGAACAAATGGATTTAGCGGACTAGACAAAGGTGCCAAAGCTGCAATTGACGCAATGATGAAACTACGTGGTGAAGCAAAGAAACTAGAAACTCAGCCAGGATCAGGTAAAAATGCTCGCTTTGGTAATCAAATTGTAACTGCATTGTATCCTGTAATGGAATATCTATATACAACAGACTTTGACAGAAACAAAAAAGAAGACGACACTGAAGAAGGCAACGAGTTTGCAAAAAAAGTAAGAGACCTAAAATCTAAAGGTGGCAAAAAAGGCGATAAATTTAAAACATCAGATGGTGAAGAACACGTATTAGAAGACGAAAAGACACCACTAGGCGAGTTCATTCTATCATACTACGATAGAGAAACAGGCGCATTTCCAAAAGGCGAAACCGCAGTACTTACTATGGTAGAAAAGGACTACGGTGAGCAGTTCATAGAACCTGCTAAGGCGTTTATTGGGCAAGTTCAAGCTTTATTCGACGAATACCAAATGCAAACACAACCACAACAGATGGAAGTCGACACACAGTTTGATCGCATGAAAGAACTTGCCGGTCTCCGTTAATTTTTAAGGATACAAAATATGGCTATCACAAATAAAGAAGAATATAAAAATAGATTAAATGAATTTATAAATTTAGGACATTCTCCGTTTGATGAAACTGTAGTACGTCAACTGTATGCTGAGACTCAAGAAGGTAATTTAAGTGACGGAGAAATACTTGAAGTGTTGAAAGAAATGTTTGATAGTCCGTTCATTACAGAAAGGTTGTTAGACGAACTAAGACAAAAATATAATTTAAGTTAAGAAGTTGTAAGGATCTTTATATATGAGCATCAAGACACCACTAGATTTTGCAATAAGAGTTACAGAAGTAATTCCGCATAATGGCATAAATCGAGAACCTACCAAACAAGAGTTAGAAATAATCTTTAATGAGCTTGCAGAAGGCGGCAACGTGTTTACTATAGCTGAACTAGCAAAAATGACTAGACAAACTTATGAAAATGTATTTTATACAGAAAGATGGTTAAAAGACACACTAGAAAGAAACAACATTACTTACGAAAAAAATTAAAAAAAAACTTGACAAGATAAATATTAGAGTGTAGTATATATTATGTGCTACACAATTTAGGCACTAAGAGCAGTAATAACACTGTTCTAACATAGGCATACATTATAGGAGAAAAGGCACTATGGCATCATTAGCAGAAATCCGAGCAAAGCTCAAAGAACAAGAGAACCGCACTTCAGGTGGTTCAAATGGCCCAAGCGGTCCAAACCCAATTTACCCATTTTGGAATATGAAAGAAGGCGAGAGTTCAACTCTACGTTTCCTTCCTGACGGTAACGCAGACAACACATTCTTCTGGGCAGAACGTTTGATGATCAAACTTCCGTTCGCAGGAGTCAAAGGCGAAACCGATTCACGTCCAGTACAGGTACAAATTCCATGTATGGAAATGTACGGCGAGACATGTAATATTCTTAACGAAGTCCGTGGCTGGTTTAAAGACGCAAGTTTAGAAGACATGGGTCGTAAGTATTGGAAGAAGCGTTCATACGTATTCCAAGGCTTTGTTACAGATAATCCACTTGCTGACGATCAAGCACCAGACAATCCAGTTAGACGTTTTATTATTGGTCCACAGATCTTCCAGATCATTAAGCAGGCACTTATGGATCCTGACATGGAAGAGTTGCCAACAGATTATACTGCTGGTGTAGACTTCCGTCTTAATAAAAGTTCAAAAGGAGGTTACGCAGACTATTCAACATCAAACTGGGCACGTAGAGATCGTCCACTTAGTGATGAAGAAATGAATGCAGTAAACACACACGGATTGTTTAATCTAACAGACTTCCTTCCAAAGAAGCCAGACGAGACTGCACAAAAAGTAATGCAAGAAATGTTTGAAGCGTCAGTTGACGGTGAAGCATATGATGCAGATCGTTGGAGTCAATATTTCCGTCCTGCAGGAATGCAAGCACGTACAGGAGATCCACAAGTAGCGGCATCTCCACAAGCAACTGCTGTAAGCCAGAGTGCTCCAGTAGCAGAAACACCTACTCCAGTAGCAGAAACACCTACACCTACACCTGCTCCAGAAGCGGCTCCAGAGGCTGCAAGCGGCGGCGATGCAAACGACATTCTAGCAATGATCAGAGCACGTCAAGGACAGTAATAACTATGGGGGAGAAATCCCCCGTACATTTAATTTAGGAGATATTATGGCTAATAAAGCTTTTGATCCGACTAAGTTTCGGACGGCACTAACAAAATCTATTTCAGGAATGAGTGCAGGATTTAATGATCCTACTGACTGGATTAGTACAGGCAACTTTGCACTCAACTATCTTATCAGCGGTGACTTCCATAGAGGTGTTCCAATGGGTAAGGTTACAGTTTTTGCAGGAGAGTCTGGTGCAGGTAAATCATATATCTGTGCAGGTAACATTGTAAAAGCGGCACAAGATCAAGGCATCTTTGTAGTACTAATTGACTCAGAGAACGCACTTGACGAATCGTGGCTACATGCTCTTAATGTAGACACATCAGAAGACAAACTACTAAAACTCAACATGTCAATGATTGATGACGTTGCTAAAACTATTAGTACGTTTATGACAGACTACAAAGCAATGAACGAAGAAGACCGTCCTAAGGTGTTGTTCGTTATTGATAGTTTAGGTATGTTGCTAACACCTACAGATGTTGATCAGTTTAACAAAGGTGACATGAAAGGTGATATGGGTCGTAAGCCTAAGGCATTAACTTCACTCGTTCGTAACACAGTTAACATGATTGGTTCACATAACGTAGGACTTGTATGTACTAATCACACATATGCATCACAAGATATGTTTGATCCAGATGACAAGATCAGTGGTGGACAAGGCTTCATTTATGCATCAAGTATTGTTGTTGCTATGAAGAAACTTAAACTAAAAGAAGACGAAGATGGTAACAAGATCAGTCAAGTTATGGGTATCCGTGCTGGCTGTAAGGTTATGAAGACTCGTTACGCTAAACCTTTTGAAGGTGTACAAGTTAAGATTCCATACGAAACTGGTATGAATCCGTATAGTGGCTTGCTTGAACTGTTTGAAGCAAAAGACATTATTAAAAAGCAAGGAAACAGACTTGCGTACACTACACTTGATGGTGAAGAGATCCTTGACTATCGTAAAAAATGGATTGGTACAAACCTTGATAAGGTTATGTCAGACTATCTTGTAAAAGAGTCTCAGGTGGTAAATACCTCTGAAGTTGACGAAGAAGCAACTGACGATAATCTTATTGAGGAAGCGTTTAATGAATGAAGAGCAAATTGCAGACATTTGGACTATGTTTAAAGAATATCTAGACAAAAAACAAGTTGATGTTATCGCAGAAAAATACATCGACTTGTTAGCTGACTACGGTATTGACGATCAAACATTGAAGGAATCTATCGGTCACGATAGGGTACTTGACGAAGCAATAAGTTACTATCTAGATTTAGATAGTGTAGAAGACGACTATAACGAATGGGATGAATAATGGGATGGTATAGCGAAATATCAAGAGATATTTCTAAAATTCCAACTGCTGTACAATTTTTTGAAACAGAGCTGATACAAGCTCGTGCAGAATGCAAACTTGTAGGTAATGTTGAAAAGTCAGCGGCACAAATGCCCGGTATTGTTGAACATCGTTTTAATCAGCTTCAAGAAATTGAAGCTATTTTAAACTATCTAAATATTGAGCTACGTAGGTTACGTAGCTCATACTTTAAGAAATATTTAGAAAACTATCAACGAGCTCTGTCAAGCCGTGACGTTGAAAAATACGTAGACGGTGAGGCAGACGTTGTTGACTATGAAAAGATTATTAATGAGTTTGCACTAGTTCGCAACAAGTGGTTGGGGGTTCTTAAAGCACTTGATCAAAAACAATGGCAAATTACTAATGTAGTAAAACTCCGTGTGGCAGGCATGGAAGATGCAAGTTTATAATTTAGTAGTAGGCGTAGACCAAAATTATTTTGATAAATGGGCTAGGACTTTATTGTGGAGTATATACAGATATAACCCACAATTAAATTTACATTGTCATATTGTAAATCCTACAAAAACAAATAAAATGTCTAATGTAGATATTACAGAAGAACATATTTCTTTTGAAAGCGAAACATCTAAAATAAGTTATTTACAAAGTGTTAGATTTTTAATTGCTGCTGATAAATTTGGTACTAACGAAAAAATAATCACTGTAGATGCTGATACTATTTGCACGAGATCTTACACACAAGACGAAATTAATCTTTTATTTTCTAAAAATCATATACTACAACACTATAAAGATCAAAGATGGCTTGCTGGATTAATTGCATTTAGTAACGATCAATTTAGACAAGACTACGCAAAAGAAATACGTTCTAAAGAAATTAAACATTGGGAATGGGGCAGAGATCAAAACGTTCTAGCAAAATTTTCTAATCAATATAACTTTGTGCCAGCACCTCGAGATTGGATAAGTATTGGTAAGAACGGTGCTGAAAGTGTTTTCCTAACATTAAAAGGAAATCAAAAAAATAAAAATAGGTACCTAGATATATACAAAGGATATTTGTAATGTTAGAAGAACATTTGGGCGGCCACAATAATAAAACACATGTTGATAAAGGTACATTAGAATGGGCAATTAAAACTCTTAAAATAAAATCAATGTTAGACGTAGGATGCGGCCCAGGAGGCATGGTTGAACTTGCTGATAGTTTAAATTTAGATGCACACGGCCTTGACGGTGACTACACATTATCTCGTTACAATGATAGTAAGTTTACTATACACGATTTTACAACAGGTCCAATTCCTGTTGTAAAAACATACGACTTAGGATGGAGTGTAGAATTTGTAGAGCATGTACACGAAGAATACATTCCAAATTATGCACAAGCAATGCAGCAATGTAAATTTTTAATAATGTCGTATGCACCGGTCGGCGCAACAGGACATCATCATGTTAATTGTAATACAGAAGAATATTGGATAGATAAAATGTCTAGTTATGGGCTAGTTTATCTTAAAGAGTTGACTACTGAAATGCGTAATCATTCAACAATGGGCACTAAGAAGAAACATAGATTTCTTTCGCGCACAGGATTACTTTTTCAAAATGAACAAAGATAGTTTAGTAATTGGCATTGAAGAAATGTATAGGAATCATCCTATGCCCAATCTGCCAAACTTTAAATTAGTATCTTTTGAAGATCAAGACACAATACAATCTGCAGATGTATATATACAAAACAATATATTAGGTCAAAAGCGTAAAAAACTTAATCAATATTATCAATTTATATTAGACAGTAACAAACCATTTTTAGTTGTTGAAAGTGCTGTGTTTAGACGCAACATGATACAACCTCCAAATCCTATGTCCTATCATAGGTATAGTTGGACAAGTTATTATCAAGACGATGGCAACTATTGTAATGCTAATAGTCCTTCAGATCGCTGGCTACGTATACAAAAAGAACAATCAATAGAAATAAAAGATTGGCGCACAACTGGCGATTATATATTATTAGTATTACAACGTCCTGGCGACAGTAGTTTAAAAAAACTTATAGACAAACATGGATCGTATCAACAGTTTATAAAATATACTATACAAGAAATTAAAAAGTATACAGATAGGCCAATACGTGTACGTATGCATCCTTTACGTCAAGATAGGCAACTAGAAGCTCTAAAAGATTTTGATGTAGACATTAGTAAAAATACACACGGTGCAGCATTGTTAGAAGGCGGAGATGGGCTGTATGCTGACTTTGGTAATGCTTGGGCAGTAGTAGGATTTAACAGTAATGCACTGACAGAAAGTATATGTGAAGGTATACCAACTTTTAGTATGTGTGCTAGTTCAATGGCATGGGACTGTAGCAACAAGGATTTAAAAGATTTAGAAAATCCTATAATGTTTGATCGCAATCAATGGCTTTATAATTTAGGATATTGCCAGTGGCGAGAAGATGAAATAGCTAGAGGTGATCCGTGGTTTCATTTATCAAAACACACATAAACTGCGTACATAAATATCTACATGAGCAATGTTGTATTAGTTAGTGGCGGCTTTGATCCCTTACACTCAGGGCACATAGCCTATTTTAAAGAAGCAAAAAAATTAGGTTCAAAGCTAGTAGTAGCGTTAAATTCAGATGAATGGCTAACACGTAAAAAAGGTAGACCGTTTATGCCTTTTGAAGAACGTGCAGCAATTATAAAAGAGTTAAAAGTAGTAGACGAAGTTATTGGTTTTGACGACAGCGATGATAGCGCATGCCAAGCAATTTTTCAAACACTAAGTACACACGGATCAGGCAATAAAGTAATATTCGCTAACGGTGGCGATAGGACTAATACTACAACACCAGAATATAAAACATATGGTAGTATGCCCTATGTAGATTTTGCGTTTGGCATTGGCGGTGAGAATAAAGCTAATAGTAGTAGTTGGATATTAGACGAGTGGAAAACACAAAAAACAGAACGTGACTGGGGTTATTGGCGTGTACTAGATCACAAACCTGAGCAAGGTTACAAAGTAAAAGAACTAGTAATATATCCAGGCAAGAGTCTAAGTGACCAAAAACATTTTAAACGTTCAGAACAGTGGATTGTACTTGAAGGTGTAGTTGCTATGACAACAGAATGGAATGGCGTTGTAGACACAGTAAATTTAAAACCGCACGGAATGCCATATGAAATTGGTAAAGAAGTTTGGCATAAGCCAAGCAATCCCGAAACAGAAAATGCACACATACTAGAAATACAATGGGGTAGTGAGTGTATAGAAGAAGATATTGAAAGAAGAAACCAATGAAAGTATTTGTAGGATACGATCCAAGAGAAGATATTGCATACCAAGTTTGTAAACACAGTATCTTAACAAAACAACCAGAAGCAAATGTACGCCCGTTAGTACAAAAAGAGCTGCGTGATGCAGGCTGGTACAATCGTCCTATTGATAAACTAGCAAGTACTGAATTTACCTTTACACGCTTTCTTGTGCCAGAACTTGCTAACTTCAAAGGCTGGGCAGTGTTTATGGATTGCGATATGATCCTTACCACAGACATTAAAGAACTGTTTGATCAAGCAGACGACAAGTATGCTGTTATGTGTGTGCAACATGATTACACACCCAAAGAAGGTATGAAGATGGATGGACAAAAGCAAACAATCTATCCACGTAAGAACTGGTCAAGTGTTGTGTTGTTTAATTGTGCACACCCTAGCAATGCTAGACTTACCCAAGACATGGTAAATGATCCAGAGCTCAACGGCGCATACTTTCATAGATTTAGTTGGTTAAAAGATGAAGAGATTGGTGAGTTAGAGCATACATGGAACTACTTAGTAGGTGTGTATGACGATATCGAAACACCAAAATTAATACATTATACAGAAGGAGGACCGTGGTTCGAAAACTATAGAAATTGTGAATTTAGTGATCTATGGAAACAAGAACTACAGGACATGATGAATGACTAATTTTTTAGCTTTAGATGAAAACGACAGTATTGTAAAACCTTTTGCTGTTTCATTAGGTGCAAAATTTCTTCAAAATTATAAACTATTAAAAGACTATCCTTCTGATTGCCCAGTTATATTTAGAGGCATGGCAGGTAAAAAAATTGTAAATGCCTGCCAAGATCAAGAACGCCCGTATTATTATATTGATACCGGCTATATAGGTAATATGCAAAAGCGTAAAGATTGGCACCGTGTTGTTGTAAGCGGAATGCAACATCAAAATATAAAATGGAATATGGATGCCAAACGGTTTAATTTAATAAGCAAAACAAAATCATATTTAAATTTTCCTGGATGGAAAAAAGATGGAAAGGCTATACTTGTTGTTACGCCCTCAGAAAAACCATGTAAATTTTATGGCATTAATCGAGATGACTGGGTAAAAGAAACACTACAAACTCTGGCAAAATATACTGATCGACCTGTGATTGTTAGAGATAAAACAATAAGAAGAGAGCGTGTTGGTGAAGGAAGTATATATCGTCAACTAGATGAAGATAATATATTTGCTGTTGTTACATATAATAGTATTGCTGCAACCGAAGCTATAGGATACGGTATACCTTGTTTTACACTTGCTCCAAATGCCGCAGATGAATTTTGCGAAAAAGACCTTTCATTAATAGAAACACCTAAGTATGAAGATATAGATAAAGTACGAAGTTGGCAATATTGGTTAGCTCATTGTCAATATACTGTTAAAGAAATGGTAAACGGAGACGCTATAAAAATAATCAAGGAGCACAATCTAAGATGACTATTTCAGTTGC